ACCTTTAACCAACACGGTGAGCGTGCTCATCGAGTTCTTATGATCGCGACGATTCACGACATGTAGCCGTGCGATACCGGCACAGATGATCGCTCCGATGGTCGTGATGACAGCGACAATGATCGCCGTGTCACGCGCCATCGTGTCCGTTTCCGCCAAGATTACCACAAACAACATTATTTCGAAGTCCCATCTTTGCCCGTACTCGCAGAACCAGTACCAGAGCGTCTTTGCGGCGAAGTCTGTCTTGTAATAGCTTTTCCTTGTGTGGGATCGTTTGTAGGATCCATTGCGGGGTCCATTACATCAAGATTTGTAACAATACGTTGTGTCGTTGTATCCATACTAGGCAGATCCATCTCTTCCCGGATCCACTTCTCCAACACGTCATCAGGCACCATAGCACCTGCTCCAATGAAGTTACGAATTGCAAAGCTAAGTGTGCGCCAGTCAACTGTATCGCCAAGACGTCGCACTCGAAGCTCTGGATAATCTACAACATTCGCAAAGTTAAAGTCGACCAATTCACGAATAGCATGTTGATTGATGACATCGCGTGCTTGGTCTGCAATGAATCTCGTCGACTTCAAGAACAAGTCCATAAACTCAGTAATACTACCAGCACTATCCGAATTAAGAAACTGTCCTAGAATAGCGCGAACCATTTGTTCGTCGTGATGGCGGATAGAAGCAAGCGCATCCGTAAGATTGCCTTCCATCTTCAGCATCATGATCTCCCAGTTGGGTGGAAGAACAACATGTGCAGCTTCGTTTGTACGAAGGTTACGACCTAATTCATTGGCGAGGAGTTTGTCTTGGTTACTGAAACCTGCAGGTAGCTTAATACAAGGAATGCCAATACCATGACGTTCCTTTTGGATGGCATCAACCTTGTATAGGTTCTCTTTGTAGTACCAGTGCTTATACGCAGGACGAAGAATTGAAGTACCTTCAAGATCGCCTCCTTCGAGGTCATGGGTGAAGATCAGCAGCCTGTCGATTGGAATTTCCACAGGGCTTCCTGCTTCAGCACCCACATTCGAAATCAACGATGCAGGGCCACCATGCTCATCATAGTCGAACCGCTCAACATCCATTGCATGACGCATGGCAAACTTCTGCCACATCACCATTTGCTGGCCCTTATAGTCGTCAAACTTGAAGACTTTCTCAAATGCCGAAAAACCAAAGTCGAGGGAGGTCAACATCTCCGCCAAGAACTGTGGAAAAGATGTTGTGGTCCCGTGAAACAGTGCATCATGCACAAACTCGGCGATTTTCTTGTCCTTACGCTTATCCGAAGTAGGCGATACATACCAACGAGCGGCCAGAATAGGCGTTTTGACCAGGCGAAGCAAACCTGCAGCCTGTCCATCACTCTTCCGCATCTCGTTGTATTTAATACGGCCAACATTACCACGAAGGTTGCTGTTATACTCCTGACGAAACAGGCTGCCATACTTTGACATGCCCGTTCCACCGAGCTCTGTCATTTGTGGCGAGCTCTTAGCAGTCTCTTTCAACAAGATGACGCCGCTATCAAGAACCTCTACTAACTCTGTCCCGGGCGGAAGTGTCAAAGGCATCAGAACGCTCCTTCATTCAAGGTTGTAAAGCCTCCGCTACCAGCCAGAGCGAACATCTCTCCGGGATAAGGTGCCTGCAAAGCTGACTTACTAACCATTACATCTGCCAGGCTATAAGTTGCGCCCAACTCGAACACATGCATCAAACCATAGCGAATTGCGTCCATCGCGTGATCGTCAATCTTGACAGCAGCAGATGTCGTCGAGCTCTCCTTCATGTTACTCTTGAGCTTGCTCGGTGCCTTGTACAGGTTAAATTCACGGATGACGTTTCTACACGATGGGTCTACGAACAGCTTCGGCGCCTCAATCGGTGCACCGCTTTCGTCCTCACCAATGACACGCATCTTCAAGAACTTTTTCATTAGGTCAACACCCTGACGCCAGTTCTCCTTGGCCTCATTCATCGCGATACATGGCGCGAGATAAACCGAGACTGTCTCCGCAGCTTCAGGATCTGCAGCATCGCCAAAACACATATCCAAATGGTACCCCGCCGGTTGATCACGTGCCTTAAGCTCTTCACAATGCTCCTCCACGCGCATGTACGACTTGTAATGCTCACGCCATATATATACGTCATCTGACGGCGAAATCATCACCTCAATCGCAGCCAACGGGTTGACGTAGCCAAAGTCAAAGAAGATGTAGTTTCGCCACTCAGGCCTGTACTCAATATTCTTGACGTGTGTTGGCTCTGTGAACTCTTCAAAGATCTTCCCGACGAAGGCACTAAAATCAGCTGCGATCTCTTGCAGAAACCAAGCCTCCGAGGTCGTTCGCTCAATCATCCGAATCTCAGGGTCGTCGCGTCCCAACGGGAACACAATCGGGTTAGTCCACGACGGGAACTGCCAACACGCGAACTCCGGGAACGAATCATCGAAGCCCAACTGCCACAGGGCGTACAGCCAGTTATAACCTTCTGGAGTTGTAGGAAAGTCCGCGGTTCCACGATAGTCAGCTAATGCCGGTCGGATAAAGCGCTCCCATGTTTCTGCCGAGTGCTTCGCGGCCTCTGACATCAAACACCAATGCAGCTTCTCACCGACCAGACGCTCTGGCTGCGATGCACTTCTTACCTCGACCCTTGCACCCCAAGGCATCTCGATGTACATATCGCCCATACGCTTGTTGTACGCCTTTTTAACCCTCTTATCGAGGCCCATACCTAGACCCACAATCAAGTGGTCCCAGATCACGCGAAACTCTTTCTCACCAAGGTCGTAAGTCGGTCCTACAATCCAACCGAGCGTATTGGGTTCGAACATCCGAGGTATAACGTCAGCTCCAGCCATAGTAGACTTGCCAAAACGACGACCACAAACAGGTACCCTAAAGCGCGTCGTGGATTCATGGTAAGAGCGCTGCTCCTTCGAATGTGGCTTATAGCCAATCTTTTCGAAGACAGCCCACTTATTGGCCGTCATGCGTCACCAACACCGTAATCAGCCACGGAGCTTTGATTCTCCGCCTGGTGCTGATAGATATCATGCAATAGCTGAACCAGTGGATCGCCGCTTGTGCCAGTAGCCATGCGACGTGCCTCTTCAATCACGAATTTCTGGGCAGCCATACGATTCCTGGCATCCGGGTCATGCATCGCTGTGTTAACAATGCCGAGCGCGGCTAATTGTGCATTGTTGCGGAAGATCTTGGACACTGCGTCCCCGACTTGCATCGGATCGTCCAAGTTGATATCCATGACTGAGCACTCCTCAGCCAATGCAAGCAACGCTACATCTGGATCCCATGGCTTACCCATGTTTTCCATTATATAGCTCCTCGAGCGTTTCCGCAACGGAATATTATATCATCGTGGGTCTTGTAAAATGCAACTCAAGTATGTGTAGACCGCACGGTCGCAACATTTCGAAAATTTTGAATGATAATATAGTTAGTGAGTGAAACACATTCACAGCATTCAAAAAAGGAGCAAATCATGAATTTGAAAGAAATGAACGAAGCAGTTGGTAACAACGAGGTCATCACGATGTATCGCCTCGCGAACATCTTGAGCGACGTGCTCGGGGAAAGGATCCGTGAGCAGCAGTTGTACAACTACCGCAAGAATGGATTCATCAAGGTGAACTCGAGCGGGCGGATCGCGCAAAGCGAAGCGGTCAAGTTCGTGAACGAGTTCGTCACGAAGCGCGAAGCTCGTAAGGCAGCGAAGCTGCTCAAGGAGCAGGAAGCAACCGAGCCAGTCGAAGTGACGGTTGGGTGACGCTGAGAGGTGGTGGTCGAAAGATCACCACCTCAACTGCGTTCCTCAACCAGAGGGGCCAAGGTAAGGAGGAGTACCATGAAGAAGGCTCTAGTAAGCCTGGTGGCTATAGCCGCCCTTACGACGGTTGGTCAGGCATGTACGCCGACCAACGTTGTGCAGTGTAAGTGGGGCACATTGTGCGGAAACGTGGATCCACCGACGCGGTTGGACATCACGGGTACCGACG